AAGCTGTATTAAAACAGCATTCTCTAACCCTAATAAGTGTCTTTCTGCTCATGCCGAACAAAATGCATTATTACAATGCAAAGTTCCGGAGCAGATTGACACTATTTACACAACTTTAAGCCCCTGTATAGTTTGTGTTCGTATGATAATGAACACACCGTGCAAACAGATAATATTTCTACACAAGCATGCACATACAGAGGCTGAAGAGTTGTGGGAAGGAAGGTGGATTCACTATGGACATTAAAGACATGTTCCGACTTATCGAGGCGTATCAAAATAAATTGGGGTATGATTACACATATCCTAATGAAAAAGCTCAAATGGAGCACCTCAGACAAAACTTGTTGGCACTCAACCAAGAGATCTCAGAATTGACCGATAGTTTCCCTTGGAAACCATGGAGAAACATTTACTCTCAGATTTGGGATAATAAGAACGCTTTGGAAGAGATCGTTGACATATTCTTTTTCCTTGGTGCAATAATGAGTATAGCGGGTATTGACTTAAGGGATCTTGAAGGAGTATTTGTGGAAAAACTGAAAGAAAATCATGATCGTATAGAACGTGGGTATAACAACACATCGGATGAAAGGAGGTGATAGCCAATGCCAAAACGACGTGTCAGAATTTCGTATGGCAGAACGTGTCAGAGTGCTCCATACGAATCCATCCGCTTAGACGTCGCCGTTGAAAAGGATGTTGAAGATGGTGATGATCTATTGGAAGGAATCAACAAGTCGGTTAAAGGTCTTCAGCAGTATGTTAAAGCAAAGATTGCTGAAATTTTAAAAAAATGAATAAAATGACTATATGTCGAAAGGAACTAACATGATCACGACACAAGTAAGATTTTCTTATCTTAATGTATTTGAACCTAAAGCTTCTCCATCAGGAGATCTTAAATTCTCTGTATCTATGCTTATTCCAAAAGAAGACACAGAGGGCATTAAAGCAATTCACTCTGCTATTAATGTGGCGGTTCAAAAAGGTCTTGATACCAACAAATTCACTCAAGCACAAGTGAAAAGCTTGAGGCTTCCCATTCGTGATGGTGATGAGGAATTTGAAGCTGGTAATAGAGGCGCCGAGTATAAAGGGTGTTTCTTTGTCAATGCCACATCAAAGAACAAACCGGGAGTTGTTAAAGCTCAGAAGAACTCCCCACCAGTTCCTATCTTTGATCCTGATGACTTCTATAGTGGATGCTATGGAAGAGCAGACATTAACTTCTTTCCCTATAATCAGGCAGGTAATCGTGGTGTGGGAGTTGGTCTCAATAATCTCATGATGACCAAAGAGGGCGAGCGCCTGGACGGCAGGCAGAAAGCTGAAGATGCCTTTGCTTCTTACACTGGTGACGATGCTGAAGAAACAGATGATGCTCCTTTTGATGTAGATAATAAAGGAGATCTGGAGTAAATCCTAACCTGGGGGGCTCTTCGGAGCCCCCTATAAAAAGGAGGTCGTTATGATATTTTTAATACCAATAGGATTTATGGCATTAATAATCATATCAATTGCCATCATATTATCACTACTATAAGGAGGCCATTATGCATCCAACAGTTAAACAACAAAAGGAAATGATCAAACTTGCTTTAAAGTTACAAAGCAAGACTGGATTTCATTCATCTGTTGAAATACAGTATAAACTACATCACCCACCTGTATTTGATATTGGGTTCTATGAATCAGGTCCAAAAGCCACGTGGTCATACTTCAAAACAGCTGAACAAGTAATTGCTCATATATGTAAAAGAATTAAGGAGGTGATATGAGCTTAATTGGAATTGACTTTGAAACCAAAAGTGAAGTAGATTTGAATAAACACGGTAGGAAGAAATACCTCGCTGGCAAGGAAGCAGACATCATCTGTATGGGCTATAAAATTGATGATGAGCCAACTCAGCTGTGGGTTCCAGGAGAGCCACTTCCTGCTTTCATAGGAACTAGAGAATATCTCAAGCACCAGTTCTATGCTTTTAATGCTCAATTTGATATGGGTGTATGGGGTATTCTTGGTAAAAAGTATAGTTTTCCAGTAATATACTCCTATATGTGGATAGATGTTATGGCGATTTGTGGTCGTTTTACTTATCATCAATCATTAGCCCAAGCAGGTGAGGATATTGGGTTAAAAATCAAAAAGAACCCCCGTGGTAAGGCTTTAATCAAGCTTATATGCTGTCCCCCGTTTATTTATACTCATGCCGATTTAATGGAACTACATGAATATTGTAAACGAGACGTGGACTCAATGCATGAAATGCTACAAGCTTTACCTGCATCAGCTTTATCAAGTAAAGAACAGGAGATCTGGGAGTTAACTGTTTTAATTAATAACCATGGTCTCCCAGTAGATATCAACGCTGCTAAACAAATTCTTGGAGTAACAGATGCCTATAAAGAGGATCAAAATGAATTATTACCGGAGTTAACTGATGGTAAAGTAACTAAAGCTACACAAGCTGCACGAATAACCAAATGGTTACGAGCTAAAGGTATTACAACTCCAAATCTTCAAGCAGCAATTGTAGAAAAACTCCTCAAAAGATTGGACCTTTCTGGTAATGTTAAAACTGTCTTACAGTTACGGCAGGAATTAGGCAAGTCATCTACAGCCAAATACCTTAAGATAACAGAGCTTGAACACAAAGGTAGGATTTATGATAACTTGAGGTATTATGGTGCAAATACAGGTAGATGGTCAGGCATGGGTTTTCAGTTACATAACCTGCCTAGATCCAAGGTGAAAGATGCGGAACCAATTATCAAATCATTTATGGACTTGTCTGTCATTGAGAATGACCCCATAAATGCGGCTAAGTCCATCGTAAGAGGAATGGTATGCGCTCCCAAAGGAAAGATGTTATGTGCGGCAGACTATATCGGGATCGAAAATCGCGGTTTAGCTTGGGTTGCGGAAGATCATAAAACACTTGAGCTCTTCAAGCAGGGTCTTGATCAGTATATTGATATGGCGTCTTTTCTTTATAAAGTCCCATATGAAGAAGTCACGAGTGAACAGCGGTATACTGGGAAACAATTGGTTCTTGGATGTGGTTACGGACTAGGATGGAAAGGTTTTATAGGTTACATGGAAAAAGCAGGAGTTTCCATAACTAATGAGACCGCATTATTCGCCGTTAATGCTTGGAGGACTAAATATCACAAAGTTGTTAAGCTTTGGTATAAATGTAAAGATGCCTCAATAAATGCTATCTCCAATGCTATCTCCAATCCAGGTACTAAGTTTAAAGTATCCAACTGTGTATTTAGATTAGTGCATGATAGGAACAAAACACAATGGCTACAATTAACCCTTCCATCAGGAAGAAATCTGTATTACAATAAGCCTATGATACAAGAAGGAAAGTTTGGTTTAGAAACATCTGCAATGGGGATTAATCCATATTCAAAGAAGTGGATGCGATTAGCCATAATCCCAGGTAGGTTTGTTGAGAACATTGTGCAGGCATTATCAAGGGATATCTTAGCTCAAGGAAAGATTAACTTATATAGGGCTGGTTTTAAGATCATAGGTTCTATACATGATGAGGTGCTTCTTGAGGTAAATGAAGACGATGATTGTTTAGATGATGTATGTAAACTAATGTGTGATATGCCCAAATGGGCTAAAGGTCTTCCTTTGGCAGCTGAAGGAATGATCGAAAAACGCTATAGGAAAATGTAAAGTAAAAGGAGGGGTAATATGGATAGAGAAAAAATGGTTAAAATTTTAGGTATGATAGCAGCAGATATGGAAAAAGATGCAAAAGACTTTGATGGGAAGGTTATTGCTATGTATTTTGGGCATCAAGGAGCAGCAATTGCAGCACTAGCTAATATTATAAAGGCAATGCTAGAAGAGCAAATGCCTGTTGACCCTGAAATTGAAAAGATCAATAATATGACTCAAATGGAAATGGCTAGGTTACAGCGGTTTGCACCATCAGGTCATAAATATTTTGACTCAAGCAAACCTTATTTCGAAATATTTAGTGAGCGATTTAAAGAACTTGGTGGATTTACTCCAGCAATTTCCAAAGAAATAGGTTGGTAATGCTTGAAAATACAGTTGAGAAACTATTAGTTAAACGTGTGAAGCAACTGGGAGGTAAAGCTTACAAGTTTTCATCTCCCAGTAACAAAGCTATTCCTGACAGACTTTGTTGTCTCCCACGAGGCCGGATAATCTTTGTGGAGTGTAAGGCACCTGGTAAAACTCCTACTCCTTTACAATGGAAGGTTATTCGGTTTCTACAGGGGCTTGGCTTTGAGGTATTAGTAATTGACACCTTAGTAAAGGTGGAAATCTTTTATGAAATATTAAAGGAGGATCTAAAATGATACACAGTGATAAAGTTTTTGAAGTTATCAATGAGATAGCTGATGCAAATGGTACTTATTATAAGATGCAATTATTGGGGTTTGCAAATATGGATAAATACCTAGTTGCTGCATATGACCCTTACACGCGGTATTACATAACCAAAGTAAAACCGGGCAAAGGCACAGCGGAATTCTCAGATATAACATGGACAATCCTGGATCAACTATCTTCTAGGGAACTATCAGGGCATGCAGCTCAAATGATAGTAGATACTCACACAAGTGGGTTAACTGCAAGGTCTAGTGAAATATTCAAAAGAATAATAAACAAAGACTTGCGAATGGGTCTTGGTGCAAAGTCCATAAATAAAGCATTCCCAGGACTTATTCCTACTCATAATGTGATGCTAGCTAAATTATTTGATGCTAAGCGATTAAAGTTCCCTTGTTATGGATCGCCTAAGATTGACGGCGTCCGTGCTAAGTTTAGGAATGGTGTATTCTATTCACGCAACGGGCATCCATATGTAGGTCTTGAACATTTAGAGAATCAACTTCAAGGAATGACAGAAGAACTCGATGGTGAGCTTTTAGCCGCAGGAGTATCATTCCAAGAAGGTTCAGGATTAATTCGCAGTGACAACCCGACCCCATCAGCCGTATTTCATCTCATTGAATTGCCAACCATAAAAGCGCCTTTTGTAGAACGGCTTTCTATGATGGAAGACTTGCAAGAGGTTCATAAAGGAGGCATATTCGCAATACAGCATAAAATACTGCAAGATGAGGATGATGTCATGCATTATTATAAAGCAAGTCGTGAAGCCGGGTATGAAGGTGCAGTTATAAAACCTATAGATTATGAATATGTAGGAACACGGTCTTACAACTGGATGAAGATGAAGAATGTTGATACGGCTGACCTTATAGTTACCGGTGTCTATGAAGGTAAAGGTAAGTATGAAGGACAACTAGGCGGGGTCATTGTAGACTTCAATGGACAACCTAATAAAGTTGGCGGGGGTTGGAATGACGGACAAAGAGAATTCTTTTGGCATTACCCTCAATCAATTATTGGTAAATGTATAGAAGTCCTGTATATGGAAAAAACGAATGATGGCAATATGCGCCACTCACGATTCGAGAGATTTAGGGAGGACAAAGATAATGACTAAAGCGATTGATAAAATAAGAGAACTGTATATCACTGAGAATGAGTTAGCAGAGCTCCTGAATGTCGATACCAAAAGAATCCGGGATTTGAG